GAGACCCAGCGCGCGCTCGATGTAGAGGCCCTGCGCCAGGGCATCGCCGCGGATATCGCCGGCCTGCAGGAGCAGCTCGCCATGCTGAAGCACGAGCGGCAGCTCCAGGCCAGCATGGACGAGCTGCACATGGGCCAGGCGCACGATCAACGCCTGGCAGCGCAGCAGCAGCAGGCGCAAAGCGAGCAGCAGGCGGCCGGCCAGGATCATGAGATCCGCCTGGCGCAGCAGAACCAGGCTGCCCTCCTCGATCAGCAGAACCAGGCGTTCCAGCAGCAGCAACAGGCGCAGCAGGAACAGCCCGAGTAACGAGTTTTCCGGGTTCGAATCCCGGCTGCGCTCCCGGCGGCGCGCAGAAATCCGGCGTGGAGCCGGGGAGGGGAGCGACGGCTCCCCAGCCGCCCAAATTTCAGCAGTAAAGCCCTCACGGCGGGGTCAATCACCGCGGACTCAAAACCAACCAACCCTATGTCAGAACCCATCGTTGTAACCCCGACCATCTCCGAAGATCTGTCGTTCACGGACCTCCGGGCGATGCTGGGCGAGACGAAATCGACGCCTTCGGCCGAAGAGCCGGCGGCCGAACCAGAAACCTCCGAAACCGCCGCGGGCGAACCCCAGGCGGAAGAAAAACCCGAGGCGGCTGCGGAAACCGCCGACACGAAGACCGATCCGGAAAAGTCAGACGAAGAGCCTCTGCCTCCAGGAGTGCAGAAGCGACTCGCGAAGGAAGCAGAGAAAGCCGCACGGGCGCAGGCCGCGATTGATCGCGCCGTGTCCGAGCGCAAAGCGAAGGAAGCGGAAGCCGCGAAGCTGACCGCTGGCGAGAAGGGCTCGGAACCCGTTAAATCACCGCAATCGCCAGACAATCAGAGACCGCAACGACCGCAGCTCGGAGAGAAGGGCCATGAGAGCGAGACCTGGGCGCAGTTCCAGGCGCGCGAGGCGGCCTACGAAGAGGCTCACGATAAGTGGGTCCGCTCCGAGACCCTCAAAGAATTCAAGGAGCAGCAGCAGGCCGAAGCCACAAAGCGCGCCGACATCGCGCGCTGGGACGCGGCCGTGAAGGAGCACGGCGCCGACTTCCCCAAACAGGTGGAAGCGGTGCGCGCCGTTGCGCCGGAAGGTTTACAGAACGCCATTGGCGACCTGGAAAACTGGTCCGGAGTAGCGGTGCATCTGGCATCCAATCCTGCCAAGCTTCAGGAACTCTCCCAGGCCTTCCAACAGAATCCAACCCGCGCGATCGCGACCCTCGGACGAATCGAGGCCGCGCTGACTAAGAAGGAATCGAAACCCGCTACGACCACAACGGAGAAACCGCTGCCCGAGCCACTGAAGAAAGTCGGCGGATCGGCGTCGGCCTCCGGCCAGGATCTGCAATCGCAGCTCGAGACGGGCTCAATGGCGTCCGTCAAAGCGCTCGTCGGCAAGATCCGCTCGCGGAAGTAGCGCCCGCTGCGAGCTGACGGCCCGCATAACCAGCGTCGAAACGACGCGCGAGACACCAATGTCCAACAACGTAATCCTCACCCCGAAAGTGTTCGGGAAACTCACCCTCATGGACCTCGGCGGCAACCTGAAGATCGCCGCCAACATGAGCAATCAGCTCACCCCGGAGTTCGGGAAGAAGAGCTACAAAGTCGGCGACAGCGTCCAGTTCTACAAGCCCTACCGCTTTGTCGGCGGCGACGGCATCAACTGGGAGCCGGAAGCCATCGTGGACCAGGTCGGCACCGCGAGTGTCCGCCAGGTCTCGAAAGTGCACTACCAGATGGGCTCGGTGGAGCGCACCCTCGACATCCGCGAGGCGATGAAGCTCTACACCGGACCGGCCGGCCGCGCACTGGCCAACAAGATCAACAACCGCTCCGCGCAGTTCGCCGCGAATTACGCGCTGAACAGCGTCGGAACGCCCGGCACCGCGCCGACCTCCGAAGCCACCTACCTCGCCGCGGGCGACATCCTGTGCGAGCTGGGGCTGCCGGATGGCGAGGCTCTGAAGCTCTTCATCAACCGGAAGATGAGCACCGCTTTCGTCTCCGGCGTGAAGTCCCTGTATAACCCGACCGGCGCTCTGTCGAAGCAGTGGTCGAAGGGCGAGATGCAGGATTCGCTCGGCTACGACGTCATCCGCGACCAAACGATCGCGACCCGCACCAACGGCACCTTCGCCGGGACCCCGCTGATCAACGCCGGAGCCGGCCTGAGCTTCTCGGCCGAAGGCGGCAACAACGCCACGATGAACATCGCGATTGACGGCTGGAACAGCGGCTCGACCAGCCTGCTGCTCGGAGACCGCTTCACGATCGGCTCGACCTCGAGCGCGACCGTGGGTGGCGTGAACAGCGTCCATCCGCAGACCCGCCAGACCACCGGCCGCCAGCAAATTTTCACGGTGCAATCCCCCGTGTCGGATGTGAGCGGCGCGATGGCGACCGTTGTGATCGCCCCGGCAATCACGCCGGTTGGGCAATACCAGAACGTCGACTCCGCGGCGGTGGACAACGGCATCGTGACGATGGTCGGCACCACCGGCCTGACCAACATCGTGCAGGGCCTCCTGATGCACGAGTCGGCCTTCGGCTTCATCTCGGTCCCGATGTGGAATCCTCCGTCGAACGGCGTGATCGCCGCCGAAGTGATCACGGATCCCGAGACCGGCCTCACGCTGAACCTGGTGAAGTACTTCGATGGCGATGCCCGCGAAGAGAAGACCCGGTTCGATTGCCTCTGGGATAACTGCAAGATGTATCCCGAGATGGCCTGCGTCATCCAGAGCTAATTAACGACCAGGAGATGCGGCGCCTCCGGGCGCCGCTCCCCGAAAGGAAACAACAACCACAATGCTTAAGAAAATCGCAATCGTCGGCCTCCTGGCCACCGCGGCTGCTTTCGCGCAGCTCAACTCCATCGTGCAGACCTCTCTGTCTGCCGCCATCACCAGCTCGCAGACCTCGTTCAACGTGGCCTCCGCGACCGGTATCAATGCCCCGACCACGACTGTTCCGGGCAGCGTCCTGTATGTGGTCGACCCCGGTCAGAAGCAAGGCGAGGCCATGCCGGTCGTCGCCGTCTCCTCGACCACGATCACTGTCCGCCGCACCAACGGCCGCGCCGTGGCGCACGCCTCGGGATCGATGGTCCTGGTGGCCACCAGCCCCAATTGGTTCTACAGTGTGGATCCGCAGGGAACCTGCACCGCGGCGTCGGTGTATGTCAGCCCGTATATCAATATCACCAACGGGAACCAGTGGCTCTGCTCCAGCAAGACTGGAACGTGGACGGCCGGCTGGGGAAACAACATCGGCACCCCGGCAGTGCTCTCCGCCACCGCGACGGCCTCCGTCGCCGGCGCGACGGCGATCGCCGGGCCGATCGTGGAGATCTCCGGCACCAACGCCATCACCGCGTTCACCATGTCCACCGGCTGGAACGGCCAAGGCTTCTGCGTGAACCCGACCGCCGCGTTCACCACGACCGCCACGTCGAATATCGCCAAAGCTTCGACCGGCGTTGCGTCCAAGGCCCTCTGCTACACCTACGACGCGCAGCTCGCCGCGTTCGCCCCGTCATACTAAGAGAGGCGAAGCGCTAAATCGTCTCCTTGCTGGGATTGGCGCGGCTTACCACCTCACTCGACCGCGCCAGTCCCGATTTTTCCCCATCCCCCCAAATGCAGATCCGAATTACGTGTGCGCTCCTGGCAGTCTCTGCGGTCTATGCGCAGCAGCAGCCTGGCCCGCCTCCTGCTCCGCAGGGATCGATCCAGCAGGCAACCACGGTAACCGCCACCGCGGCCACGATCTCCTGCTCGATCACGAATAAGACGCCGGCGACGACCAACGGCGTCCACATCGAGTGCAAGCTCGGAGACGCGAAGGCGCTCGTGCTCGATTCGCTCGTCCCTACCGGCAGCAACGCGATGGTGGGCAGTTATGGCGATGCGGAAAATACCGTCTCCTGGATCATCAGCCAGCCCGCGCTGGGCGGGCCGCTGAACTATTCGATCAGCGCAAACGGCGTCGGCAAGACGGGCACGTTCTGATGCAGAATTGCCGTTGCGCGCCGACAGTCGAGGCCGGCTCCGGGCTCGTATACGCCTGGCTGATTAACTATGGCCCCGATTACTGGGGCCGCGGCGTGCTCCCGGAAGGCGCTCCCGCCGGCGTCCTGACGTGCGGCTATTGCGGCCGCATCCTCCAGTCGGTGCATTACCAAGCTCCCCTGAACTGAATTCCCAAAGGACATCTGATGTTTCACTATCCCGCAACCGAAGTGTTCTCTCCCGCCGGCGATCGCCGCGTGGCCTTCTCCGTAGAGGAATTCGAGCAACTGCTCGCCGCCGGCTTCAGCGAGGAGCGGCCGGCCGCCGCTCCCGCTCCGAAGGCCGAGGAGAAGAAGGACGAAGAGAAACAGCCGGCCGAGCCGAAGAAGCCCGCCGCCGCGAAGAAGTAAGCCATGACCTGGAACGATCTCATTACTCTCGCCTTCGAGGACCTCGCCGTCATTCAGCCGGGCGAACCGATCAGCACCGCGATGCAGACCGACGCCCAGTCGCGTTTAAACGCGCTGATCGGCTCGCTGAACACCGAAGGCGCAACGGTCTTCAACCAGGTCATGCAGACCTTCACGTTGACTGCCGGCACGACCGCATACACGCTCGGCAGCGGCGGGACGTTGGCGACGACGGGCGGGCTAAGAGCGCAGAAGGTCACAGCTTGGCGCGCGTTCTCGAGCACGACCGTTACGAACGGCGGGGCGCCGCTTTCGATGGCGGAGTTCGGAGCTGCGGTCGGCGCGTCTGACGAAGGCATCGGGATGCAGTCCGTAATTCCCAAATTCCTGGGCGCCGACACGGCCTATGCCTCGGTCAACATCCGCATCTGGCCGCCGCCTTCGAGCTCGCCCGGGTCGCTCGAGCTGGCCTACTGGACGCCGATCTCACAGATCTCGGATTTCACCGCGTCGATTTCGCTGCCTGATGGCTGGATCGACATGCTCCACTTCAACCTCGCGGTGCGCCTGGCCCCGCTGTACGCGCGTCAGGGAGGCATCAGCCAGGAGCTGGCGGCGAATGCGCAGAACACCAAGGCCGCGCTGGTCTCACAGAACCAAATGACGCCGGCGGCGCCGGGAGCCCAGCAGTGAGTGTAGGAGTCGCGCTCAGCGGGCTGATCATGCCGGCATATCGGGTCGCCGGCGTCACCAAGTGGGTGGGCGTCACGCCATCCGCGGACATGTACACCGAGGCGATCCCGGAGCTGAATCGTCTCCTGGCCGCCTGGAACTGCGACGGGCACAAGATTTATAACACTTCGATTGAGAGCTTCGATCTGGTTGCGGACCAGAAGATTTTCTCTATCGGGCCGGGCGGAGATTTCGACACCGAACGGCCAAATTTCATCCGCGGCGCCAACATCCTGCTGCCGACCGACCCGGTGGTCCGGAAGCACGTCGACATCCTGGACGATGACCAGTGGCGTGCGATCAAGGTGCAGGACGTCGCCGGCGCCCCGCCGTACCAGCTCTATTACGACGGCGGTCTCGACAGCACCACCGGCCGCGGGCAGATCTATTTGCGCTTCCAGGCGCCGGCGGACTACCAATTGGAGCTGTACACGTGGCAGAGGCTGAAGACCACCTTCTCGGCGTCGACGGACGTGGCGGTCTTCCCTGACGGCTACGAACGGGCGCTCGTCTACAACTTGGCGCGCAGCCTGGCTGCGCTGAATCCGCACATGGCGACCATGTCGGCCGACGCCTATAAGATCGCCGACCAGTCGCTCGACACGATCATCACATTGAACACGCGATCGCCGCGGCTCCACAACGACCC